GATACAAAACAATCCCGGTTTATCAATGTACGCCACTACCGGCTATGGCATTAAATATTGTTCATTGATTAGACCATATTTAATCGGCAATATTATTGTTTCAAAAGGCAGAACGACTACCGACTAATGAAATTAAAAGCAGATATTAAATACAAGAAGATAGAAGAACTTGTTAAAAACATGAGCAAAAAATGGTCTGTTAAAGTTGGTCTTCTTGCAACAAAAGGTGGCTCCGAGGAAGTTGGGGAAAACTTAGATTATGCGGGATTGGGGGCAATCCAAGAATTTGGGGCAGACATAAAAATTACACAAAAAATGGCTGCTTATTTAGCAATAACCGCTAAAGAATTGGGATTGCCAAAATTACAAAAACAAAGTGATGGATATGTACATATTCCCGCACGATCTTTTTTAAGAATGCCACTTACCCGCAAAAATGCTCTTCTTAAAAAACTACAAAAGAAAATGAATGTTGGCTCACAAGAAGAAATTTTATGGTATTTTGGCAAAACAGGCGATATGCAGACACTTGCCGTTATGTTGGGAGCAAGCGCAAAAGAACTTATAATTGAAGCCTTTGAAACAGGCGGATGGGGAACATGGGCACCGAACAGCCCTTATACAATAGCCGCAAAAGGCTCAAATAATCCCTTACAGGATACCGGGGCTCTTTGGCAAAAAATTGATTACGAGGTTAAAGAAAAATGACATATAGTTACAATCCCCTTGCATCTTTAACAAATATGCCGCAGATGGATACCACCTTACAAGGGTGGCAAGCCCCTTTAACGCTTGTAAGAGTTAAACAAAATGTTGTTGACGGTGATTTGGTTACTAGCGAAACAACAATATCATTTCAAGGCGTTTGGCAGCCTTTAAAAGATGAAGCATTATCTTTAAAACCCGAAGGTCAACGTTCTTGGGAATGGATATGGATTCATGCAGTTGCAAGCCAACTCAATCTTGAAACAGCCGATAAGGTTATTTTCCAAGGCAAAAGATATAAAGTAATTCAGAAAAAAGACTATTCTTTAAATGGTTTTGTAGAGTATCAACTTTGCAGAGATTTCGAGGGTAATAATGTATAACCAACAAATTAAAAACGCAGTAATTCAAGCAGTACGCTCATATAATGAACCTTTTAGCGATACAGATATTATGTTGCTCGAAGGACTTAACAGAATATTTAATGATGCAGAGTTTGAAAGCAAGCATCCAAGAGATGAAAAAGGAAGATTTGCAACTTCCGGCAGCCACAAACCAAGCCAAGCATATTTAGATATTCTTGACAAAATTAAACAAAGCAATACTAAACAAATTACCCCGGAAGATGTCATTGAAAGTGCAATTAAGGCTTATGGACTAGACAAACAAGAAGTATATCGGCAAATTAAAAACGCTGACGAACACAACAAAAATATTATGGATAAAGGTTTAGAAACCAACAAAATTTATAAAGTAGATGGCGTTTATACAGAAGAAAGAGAACAATTACACCAAAATATTCTTGACGAAATATTTAAAAACAAAGAAAAAGCAATGCCCAAAAACGGCGAAAAGCCAACTGTAATCTTTTTAGGGGGCAGGGGCGGTTCAGGTAAGTCAAAATTTAATGGACTTGTATATAATGAATCAAATTATATTGTCTTAGATGCGGATAAAATTAAAGAAGCCTTAAAGCCTGATTACAAAGGTTTTAATGCTTATGAAGTACACGAGGAAAGTTCAGACATATTAAAAGATGCTCTAAGAAAAGCAAAAGAAGAAAAACTTAATGTCGTACTTGATGCCACAATGAAAACGCTCAAAAGCACAGAAGAGAAAATACAGGCGTTTGAAAATGCCGGCTATAATATAGAAATGTATTATATGCACCTGCCAAGAGAAAAAGCAGCAGAAAGAGCAATAAATCGCTTTGCAGAAAACGATAAAAAATTTGGCGGGCGTTATGTTCCCCTCAATGAAATTCTTGAGAAAATGAAACATAATGAAGAAAACTTTAACGAATTAAAACATTATGCTTCAAAATGGGCTTTCTATAATAATGATGTACCGACTAAAGAAGATGCACCGATTCTTATAGATAAAAACTATTGACGTTTAACCCACTCAATATCATAGCCAAGTAAATCGGCTATATGTGATATTTCAACATAATCAAAGCCACAACGCTTTATGCGCTGCGAAACGTTTTGAAATGATGTGTCCAACATGGCTGCAAGTTTAGACATATTCAAGCCGTTTTCAGCAAGTTTTCCTTTAATAAAATACTCAAATTCTAATTTATTTTTTATCATAGCAAACTCCTTATTAAACATTATAAACTATTTGATTTATTTTTCAACCCTTTAATTGTAAAGTTATGTAAAATAATTCAAATGAAGTATTGAAACATTAAACTCAATCGTTTAAAATAATAATGTAAGAGTTAAATGAAAGGAGTTTATATGAGATTCGATATTTGGCAAACTAGAAGAGAATGTACTGAAAACAAACACCATTACGACAAAAACGGAAATTTGGCTGTCAATGTTTGGCTTGACTTTGTTGATTTTAAGCCGATTGTAGCAATGTTTATCGGAAAAGCATTAAAACCAAAATATTATTATCGTTTTAATAATGAAATGGATGCTGCAAGGTTTATAAAAACTCATGTCGAATATGAACTTAACAACATAAATGACAGGATAGACCGCAAAGAAGCAGAAAAAGAATTAAAAAAGAACTATAAAACCTCTTTAAAAGTTGGTGATATAATGCACGGCTCTTGGGGTTATGACATGACGATAAACGAATTTTATCAGATTGTCGAAATAAAAAATAGAACGGTTATTTTAAGAGAAATCGGCGTTGAAAGAAAAGCAGCCGGATATTATTACGAAGATGTAAAGCCTGAAGCAAATTGTTTTATTGGTGAACCAATAAAAAGAATTTTGCAAGTAAAATTCTATGATGGTAAGTCTTACGAATATATTAAACTTAATGAAGTCTGTAACTTGACACTATGCGAAGATACAAACAGATATTATTATGAAAACCATAATGACTAGAAAAAAGTATATTTATAGGTTATAATATAAATAGAAAGGAATACATTATGACAGAAGACGAAAAGAAAAAACTTTATGAATGGTATAGTAAGGTAGAAGACTACGAACCGACTGAAGAAGAAGTTGAAAAAATGCATTCCCAAAAATTTAACGAATGGCTTAAAAATCTTTAATTAAATATTATAACTATAATTTGCGGCATTAAATATGCCGTATTTTTTATAGCAATTTAAGAATTATGAATAAATCAATCGAGAAAATATTTGTCGACATAATTAAACATGAATTAAATCTGCCGGATAATTATGGCACCACTTCCAATGGTGATGTAATTCCGACGGTTATTATATATGGACAAAACATAAAACTGTTCAACACAGACCAATTGCAAATAACGGTTAAAACTGTTTCAGCAAATACTTATGCAAATAGGACAGAGTTTAAAAATAACCCAAATGCGAAGGCACAAGACGGTTCTGATGCGTTTATTGAAATACAGGATATAAACCAACAAAGAATCATGCAAATAGATTGTTATTCACGAAATAACGATGCAAGAGAACGTTTTTGGGAAGTTACCGCAGCCCTAAAATCCACTTATGCAGAAGAGCAAATGGATAAATACAATTTTAAAATTGGCACTATGACAAATGATATTAATTTGTCGGGTGTTGACGGTGGCTCTGACATCAACCGCTTTACTGTTAGTTTTAATGTACTTGTTCATTATCAAAAAACAAAAACAATCGACTACTATGATAAATTCCCCGCAGTAGTTTATAACGAGCGGGGGAAAATAGCAGAATTTCAAATACCCGAAGTATAAAAAGGAGATATTAAATTATGACGTACTCTTATCAAGTCCCCGTTAATTATACTGTAAACGTATCTTTAACGGCTACACCCACAGGCTTAGCAGGCTATAATACAAATAGTATTGCCATTTTCTCGAATGAAGAAGCCAATTTCAGCGAAAATTACATTGCTGCATTAACACCCGACACAGTTAAGGCTGCTTATGGTTCAAACAGTTTAACTTACAAGATGGCGCAAGCCCTCTTTACCCCCGCCCCCAACTTTAGAACAGGAAGCGGAAACCTTTACATTTTCAAATTTGGCGGCGTTGATGCCGTTGCAGGTAGTGTTACAACAGGTGCTTTAACCTCTAATTTAACAGCATTTCAAGCAGTTACAGATGGTTCTTTAAAAGTATCAATCGGTTCTACAAGTAGTTTGATTACAGGATTGGATTTTTCAGGAATATCAACTGTACAAGACATTGTAAACGTTATTCTTGGCAAAAACCCTGATTATTATGTAGAAGTTGCTTCAACAGGTATCAAATTTACTTCTAAAATCCCCGGCAAAGATTTAACTTTAGACACTCAATCTTCCGCCGTTGGTACGGATATAACAGGAAGTACACTCTTAAACGCAGGCACAGCGACATCTGTATCAGGCGCAAATGCAAGCGGTCAAACCTTATCAGATGCCGTTTCAGATGCTCTTGAACAAGTTTATTTCGGCGGTGTTTTGACTACTCAATATCAAGATGACACAACCTTAGAAGCAAACGCAACAGCAATTCAATCAATGGATTGTGTATATTATAACGAATTACAATCACTTAAAGATATTTCAGACGTAGGCGCAGCAAACAAATTGGCAGGCAACTCAAAAACAAGACTTCTTGCTTATTCCTTAGATGCTGAAACTGCAAAAAGAGCAATTGCAACTTATGCAACAATTGCACAATCAGTAAATTACGATGCTTCTAATACTGCTAATACTTTAAACCTTAAAACACTTACGGGCGTTATTCCTGATAGTGGTTTAAATGACACTTATGTATTAGCGGCAAACTCTAGTGGTGTTGATATTTACGGCAACACAGGCGGTATTGCTTGCGTTTATTCTAATGATAATAACGGCTATACAGACGATATAACAAACCAACTTTGGCTTAAAAAAGCACTTGAAGTTGCAGGTTTTAACTATTTAAGACAAACCAACACAAAAATCCCGCAAACAGAATTGGGAATGGCAGGTTTAAAAAATGCTTACGGTCTTGTTTGCGAACAAGCAATAAACAACGGAGTAGCAGCGCCCGGAACTTGGAACACGGCTATTCCTTTCGGAGACCCTGAAGACTTCAGACGTAATATTGAAGAAAAAGGTTATTACATCTATTCTTTACCAATTGCGCAACAATCGCAAGTTGATAGAGAAGCAAGAAAAGCCCCTGTTTGTCAAATTGCGGTGAAATTCTCAGGTGCATTCCACTTTAGCGAAGTTATTGTTACGATAGAACGATAGGAGATACATAGATGGGTACATACGCACTCACAGGCAACGATGTCTTCACTCTTAATGAAAGACCGATACAACAAGACCTTGCTGACGGTTCTGTTGTAGAAATTGCCTATAATAATGATAGAGTTGGCATTTCAACAGGCAAAAACAGAAACACCGTTTTTGCAGATAACCAAACCGGCAGCAACGCAACTGTTACGCTTAGAGTTTTAAAGGCTACACCGACAGATAAATACCTCAATGGACTTTCAGCACAACAAGACAACGATTTTGTTGCAACAAGTCTTTTAAGAGGGACTTTTACTAAACGTGTAGGCGATGGAAACGGCAAAGTAAGTTTTGACAACTATACTTTGCTTGGCGGTGCTTTTCAACGCTTCCCTGATGCAAGCGAAAACAACACCGGCGAAACCGACCAAGGCGTTACGGTTTATCAACTTATATTTGCTCAAGCAAAAAGAGCAATTGCTTAATTAACTAATTATAAGGAGTTTTTCTATGGAATTTATTACGGCAAACACACAAAAAAAAGTGGTAATTAACAGAGCAACCTTTAGAGATGCAAGTAATCTAAAAAAAGAAGTCATGAAATGCCTTTTAAATTTAAAGGGCATTGATATTTTTACCCTTAATGCACAGGATAAAACAAAACTTCTTGATGTTGTTATTGAACTATTAATATCAGCAGATACTTCTGAAGGCTTAGAAAATGCTTTGTTTGCTTGTTTAAAAACTTGTTTATACGACAATTTTTATGCAATCACACCTGAATTTTTTGACGACAAGCCTGAAGCCATAGAAGACTACTACGAAATAGCGGCGAAGTGTATTGAGGTTAACCTTCGCCCTTTTGGGAAGAGCCTTGTTACAGAGTACAAGGCACGTTTGGCGAAACTACCGCAAGAAAACCAACTGTCCGAATAACGGCAGAAGAGGAAATGATTATTGCTAATACGTTAGCAAAATCAGGCTATTTTGGGGGCAACCCGGAAACGGTTTTAAATGCCCCCGTTGATATAGTCTTAAACGCTTTTCAATATGAGATATTCTCAAGAGATTACGAAAACGCAATTATAGAGTTAAACAAAGAAGGTAAATAAATGGCATCATTAGGTGAATTGATAATTGAATTGGGTGTTGTTGGGGATATAAAACCCTTACAAGATACCCTTGACAAAATGAAAAAAGCCGAAAAGCAAAGCGCAAGGCTTTTAAAGTATCTTCAGGATTTAAAAAATGCCCAAACAGATGCCGAACGGAAACTTATAAAACAAAACTTTGCAAGGTCAATTTCTATTAAAAAAACCGAAGAAGAAATTGACAGAATGAAAAAACTTGCAGGTAATATTGCAGGTGTTGTAAAAGGTTTAACCGCTTTTGTTACTGCCACAGCAGGTGTTATTTATGCAATAGACAGAATGACAGATGCTCTTTTTCAACAGAATCAGGCTTGGATAAATCTAACTAGACAGAGCGATATAAGCCTTAAAACATTTCAAAAATATGCGGGTGTTGCAAGTATTCTTGATAAATCTTTAGGAATGGAAGGAGCAGCCGGAAGTATTGCAGATTTAGAACAAAGATTGTTCAGATTAGAACTTTTGGGCGAAGGTGCCGAAGGTTTTTTACTTGCCGGCATCAACCCTATGGGCAAAAATGCTAACCAAGTTTTAGAAGATATTAGAAACAGAATTAGAGGACTATCCGATAAAAAAGCAACATTCCTTTTAAAACAAATGGGCATTGACCCTAAAATGCTTGCCATGCTTAGACTTACCCGTGAAGAGTTTAATTCACTTAATGCAGAAATTGAACGTTATCAGTTAAATTTTTCTCAAAGAAAAGAAATACAAAATTATCAAGAAGAAGTTGCAAAAATTAAAATGCAACTTCAATATTTAAAAGATAGAGCATTATTGGCAATTTTACCTGCGTTTAGTAAATTCTTAAAGTCAGTTGAACGAGTTGCAGAATTTTTTGCTCGTTTAGGTAAACGAGTAGGGGAATTTATAGTTAAGTTTAGGGGTATAATTGCTTTATTGGCTATTTTTGCAACGAAACTTGCACCTGTTCAAGCCTTTTTCAAAGCAATAAAGGGTATTGGAATAGCCTTAGAAAAAATTCCTTTTTTAGGAAAATTTATAACAGGTTTTGTTGGTGGCATAAGCAGAGCCCTTTTACCTTTAATGGCACTTTGGCTTATAATAGATGATATTATGACCTATATGCAAGGCGGGGACAGTTATACAGGTGATTTAATTGAATGGTTTAATAGTATCGGTGAAAATTTTCAAAAAGTTTTTGAAGCAATACAAAAGAATTTTGGCGATGGCATGAAAAAACTTTTTGTTTGGATTTGGAGTGTTGTAGACGATATTGTTGGAGTTCTAGCCGGCTTTCTTCAATTTTTAACGTTTGGAACTGTTCCTTTTACAGAATGGCTTAATAAGGCAAGACATTCAGGAACAATGGGAGCATATTATGACGATATAAAAGCAGGAAATTACGACAGGCTTTTTGCTAATCCAAGTGTTTCTAATCAAACAAATAATAATAACGATAACAGACAAGTAAACTTAAATGCAAATATTTATACATCCGAAACAGCAAACGAATTGCAGAATATGTGCACTTATGCAAATGCGTATTTTTCACCATTACCGGGGTAATAATGAGTATAATAGATAACGAATATAGTAATAGTGCTATTTCCGAAGCAATAGGTAATTATGTAAATTCAGGTGTTTTAATATCTGACGAATCAGATAATAATATAGCCCTTGTTTTTGACATTATAGACGACCACTCTATGCAATTTCAATCGGCTATAACTGACAATTGGCTTGAAAATAACACGGCAGTACAAGATGCTATTGCAATAAATCCGATTCAAATAACTTTAACGGGCTTAGTAGGTGAAATTGTTTTTACACCCCCTAAAACGTGGCGTGAATTTATTACCGAAAAACTTAACAGTACAAAATTAGGGGCAAATTTAACCCAAAAATTAAGTGTTATACCTGCTTTATTGCCCGAAGTTGATAATTACACACAACTTGCCAAAAATGCCGTTGACTATGCGGAAAACGCCTTTGAACATTATAAAAGTTTGTATGAAACTGTAAGGAATATTTGGCAAAACAAGGAAAATCCCGCAAGCACAAAGCAACAAATAGTTGCTCAAAATTTATTAACTGCTTGGCAAAATAAAACTTCATTTACTGTTATAACACCTTGGGGCGAATTTAAGCAAATGTATATTTTGAACGGGAATTTTAAACAAGCCGCTACAAATACTGTAAGTAATTTAACCGTAACGCTAAAGCAAATGAATTTTTACGATGAAATTCAATTTACCGGGGTTAATAAAGCAGTAAGAGATAAATACAATGCTAACCCGCAAAGTCCCGAAGAAAATCATGGGCTAACACCCGGAAAAAATGAAAGTTTGGCAAAATCTATAAGGTTTTTTGGATAATGAAACAAATAAACACTTTAACAGCAGCACCAAAACAAAGAATGCAACTTGTATTAGAAAACAACGAAACTGCCGACTTTTACTTATATTTTGATGACAGAATGGAAAATTGGTTTTTCGATATAAGTTATAACGATATTACTTTAACTTGTGTAGAAGTATGTTTGCATCCAAATATACTAAGACAATTACGCAGACTTATCCCTTTTGGGATTGCTTTTATCTCAAATAACAAAGTAAATCCATTTTTAATTACTTCTTTTTCTTCCGGGGAATGCGGCATGTATGTTCTTAATGAGGAAGAAGTAAAAGAAGTTGAAGAAACAATTTATAACTCATGAATAAAGATTGGAATTATAGAATAACTATATACACGCCCAAAGAAACAGTTACCTTTGGAATGCCTTTTACTTGCAAAGGAACTGTTACAAAAGGGCTTGTGTCAAGTAATAATAAAGCCACCTTGCAAATATACGGCTTGGCACCTGAAACAAGAAACAGGATTTATCAAGCCCCTTTTACCCCATATGAAGAACAAAACTTTGTTAAAATTGAAGCGGGATATTCAGAAGACGGCTCAATGGCTCAAATATTTTTTGGGCGGGCAATGCAAATATACAGTCAAAAATCAGGCGGTGCGGTTGATGTTATTACGCATATTGAAGCAATGTGTCTTGATTTATTAGACAGTCAAACAAGCACAACAATTGCAGCAGGAACAAGTTTTAAGGATGCTATAAAACTTCTTACACAAGATTTTAATTCATCTGAATTAGGAGCGTTAGGGGATTTAAACGGTACATTTTTAACGGATACTACTTTCGAGGGAAATACGCTTGAACAAATAAACAAAATTGCCGACGGCGGGGCTTTTCTCGATGATGGACAAGTAAACGTATTATTAAATAACGAAGCACTTAAACCACAAGTGTCCGTTGTAAGCGGTGATAATAACCTTTTAGGTACACCTGTAAGAAAAGGAATGCAAGCCGATATTAATTTTATAATGTTTCCTGAAATACAATTAGGACAATTGCTCGATATTCAATCAACGACTTGGAGCAATTTTAACGGACAATATAAAGTTATCGGTTTTACGCATGACTTTTTATTTTCAAAGAGTGTAGGCGGCTCAAGAACAACAAAGGCAACATTAGTAATTGGCGATTTAGCCCCACAATCACAACAAAATATATCAGGCAATACAAGCGGTAAATCATATTTCAGTACAGTTAAAAAAGAGGAAGTCCAACCCGTTGGTAATGAAACCCCTGCAAGTGCTATTGATGTTTTAAGATACCTTAAAAACAATAACGGTGCTATTAAAAATACAAAAATTACTTCAGATATTACTTGGGCAAATATGATAGGTAATGACAATAAACCTCAAGATAGACTTTCGGAAATAGACATTGGAATACTAACAAATTGTTATGTAACCGCTCAAAAACTTCAAACTTTCTGCAAAACATATTTCCCGGGCAGACGTATTTCTATAAATTCAGGATGGCGTTCAACGGCTAACAACAGCAATTGTGGCGGAAAGCCCAACAGCCAACACCTATACGGTAAAGCAATTGATTTTGTTGTAAACGGAGTATCTACACAACTTGTTGGGCAAACTGTTAAAAAATATTGGAGCGGCGGATGGCAATATACAGACCCTAATCTTCAATTTGTTCATGTAGATATTAGAAACATGAAAACTTTAGTAAATGATGTGTAAATATGCAAATTAAGAATAATTTTATATATCGAACGGATAAACCCGATTTAACTCAAACACTTCAAGCCGCATTAAATAAATTTGGAACGGAATTAAACTGCGTAAGAATCGGAATAGTACAAAAATTTTATGCAGATAGCCAAACGGTTAAAGTACAAATTGCAAGCAAAAAGGTTTTATCTAAAAATTCAGACGGAACGCAGACAGTAAGGGAATATGCCCCGATTTTTGCAAAAGTTTGTTATTGTAACCCGTTTATCACTAATCCACTTCAAGCAGGCGATGAAGTTGTTTTGCTTTTTAATGACCGTGAAATGGAAACTTGGTTTATCAATGGGCAATCAAATTTAGAAAAATATCCAAGGATGCACGATTTAACTGATTGTATAGCAATTGCAGGCATTCGCTCTTTGCCTAAAATGATACAGATATTAACGGATGCTTTGCACTTATTTTATGGTAATTCAGACATACAATTAAAAACTTCCGAAATTAACATAAATACTACTAATTTAAACATTACAGCAGATACGGCAAACACAGGAAATATAACAGCCACGGGCGTAATATCTGCACCAACTTTAAATGCTACTGCTGCTGCAACGGGCACTTTTACAACAGCGGACAGTAAGACCGTAACCGTTACAAACGGAATAATTACAGGAATTGTATAACAATGAAAATAAGAATAGTTGATAGAAATAACGATTGGGTTTTTGGTTGGCAAAATTCAAGTTATGCTGACGGAGCAAACGCCGTTGCTATTGATATAAAATTGGCGTTGCAAGAGTGGTTCGGGGATTGCTTTTTTGCATTACAAAACGGCATTCCTTGGAAAACAAGACTTGGTTCTCATAACCAAAAAGACCTTTTAGACAATGATATTTACGAGGTAGTTATAAACAGAAATGGCGTTTTAGCAATACAAAATTTTGAAAGCCAAGTAATAGACAGACGATATAGGGCTACTTTTAGTGTTGTTCAAGCGTATTCAACAGAATTATTAGATTTAGATTTTACAATGAGGATATAAAATGACAACAGAAGGCGTAACAGACCAAGGTCTTGTTTTAAAACCCTATTCAGAATTATTAGGGGATATTCAAACAGATTTAACCAATATTTATGCACCTGCGGGGGAAACTTTAAATTTTTCTTCCGATACTCCTGACGGGCAATTTACAAATATACTTGCACAATTAGGTATTGATATACGCTCGTTGGCAAGACAAGTTTATAACTCTTTTAACCCGGATGCCTGCCAAGGAACGGTACAAGATATGCGTTATGCTCTTAATTATATTACCCGTAAGCAAGGTACGTTTACAATACAAAATATAGACGTTACTTTTGATAGAACAGTAACGCTGAATGGCTTAGACGGCAATTATAATAATGTTAATGCAACTTCTTATACTGTTGGCGATAATAGCGGGCAGCAATGGTTCTTAATTGACACAACAACAAAATCAGCAGGGACATATTCTTTGCCGTTTAGAAGTAAAAATTACGGCTCTTATTCTCCTGCAATAGGTACAATAACAAACCAAATTACAACGGTTTTGGGCGTTGTTTCGGTCAACAATTCCGTGGCTCCGTCTTCTTACGGTACAGAGCAAGAAAGCGATATGGAGTTTAGAATAAGAAGAGCCCGTTCAACGGCAATAAGAGGACAAAATAACCTTGATGCTTTACAAGGGGCATTGCTCGAATTAGACGGAGTAACAGATTGTTATGTACATAATAATCCCGGCAGTACAACCGATTCAACAGGGACACCCGCAAACACAGTATGGATAATTGTAGAAGGCGGAGCAAATAACGATATTGCCGCACTTATTTATCAATATTCTTGCGGTTTACCGACAAAAGGAACTGTATCTGTAACAGTTCATTCCGTGGCAGGTGAAAGTTTTCCGACAAAATTTGACAGAACAAACCCTGTACCCTTGTATTTAAGCCTTGATTATCAAAGCGAAAGCGCTGTTGGTGATGATTTTATTACGGAGTTAAAAAACTATATTGCAAGTAATTTAACCTATCTTTTAAATGAACCGGCTGAAACGTCAAAGCCAACTTGTATAGCCAAAGACGGAATAGCAGCGCAAGGCGGAACAGGCTTCCCTCTCAATGTTCAAGTATCAACAAATGGCACTACATGGACAGATTTTATTGCAAGTTCTTCATTGCAAAATAAGTTTGTTGTATCAGCGGCAAATATTTCTATCACTAATACAGGTGTATAATGAATTACCAAAATATACTTTTAGAACTACAAAAATATTACGCAAATTTGCTTATAATCCAGTATAATGGATTGCCCAAAGCAACGGCAACAATTAAAATGCTTGTTGCTTTAATATGTGCAAATATGATTTTGCTTCAAATACAGAATGGTTTTGATTGGAAAACCGCAGTAGGGCAACAATTAGATTTTATCGGGAAATGGGTAGGTGTTGATAGATATATCACCGTAGGCTTATACGACAACCATAACTGGTTTTCATTAATTGAAATAACAGGAGCAACAAGTCAATTCCAAGGCGGTTTTGCGGAAATAAGCAATTTTGACACAAACCCTGGTGGATTTCTCACCCCCGAATTGGGTTCTTCTCAATTAGCTAATTTAAGTGATGAAAACTTCAGGTTTTTAATAGGATTAAAGATAATTAAAAATAGCATTGCACATACTTGTAAAAGCATTGATGATGCTATTTATGAATATTCAAACGGAGAAATATATACAACTTGGGATTTAACAAATAGGGTTTTGACATATAATTATCCAACCGTAAGCGGCGGAATTATGGAAGTTGCACTTGTAAAAGGCGTGCTTCCTTGCCCGCCAACGTGCAGTGTAACAATAAGAGGAATCGAAGAATGACGATAAATTATCAAGGACAAGGCGGTGGTATTCCAAGGGTTACCGCCAAAATATTTGCTGAAAATGCTTTAACAGATGATGTTACTGTATTTGGTTCAACTCTTGCGGGCAGTACAGTAAAAAGCAAAGACATTTCATTAATTCAAAATAACGCATATTCTTCAGGATGGAGAAATGCTGTAATTTCAAACAAAAACTATCCTTTGTTGGCAGATATGAACGCTGTTTTATTGACGGCCACACAACAAATTGCCGGCGTACTTCAACACGGAATTTGTGAATACGACAGTTCTACAAAATACTATACTTACGATCTTGTAAACCAAAACGGCATTATTTATATTTCAACACAGGACAATCATTCAGGACATACCCCGTCAAATAGTTCTTCTTATTGGGCTGTATTTTATGACCCTGATACGTTTGTACAAAAAGCAGGCGATACCATGACAGGTACATTGACCTTTTCAGGAACAAATGGTGCCGGCTCTAATAAATCTTGTATTCTTGTTACTCAAGAATGGGACATGACTTCTGCAACAACTCCATCATCTAATATTTATGCAGGTAATATTTATATTAAAGATAGTCAAAACAATAAAGCGTTTAGACAATATCATAGATACTCAAATGATGGCATCTCTGCTTATGTTTGGGAATTAACCAATTACGATTCAAATAGTAATTCAATTACAAAAAGTATGGTTTATCGTGCTTATAAAGATGATACTTCTAACCTTACAATGGATGGCAGTTTGATTGTAAAAAACAGTTCAGGTGGAAATGCCCAAGGACTATTTTTAAAAAATACTGCGTTAGATTGGACAACAACGCCAGCTAGTAATAAGTATTCACCATATATTCAATTTACAGATAATAATGATGGTGTATGTGGTGATATGTGGCTTAGACAAGGCTCAAACGGTTCTAATCGTTTAAATTTAAGAGTGTATAATGCTTCAGGAACAGCCGCAATTATGTATTGCGAGATTGACACAAGTGGCGTTTCAAATTTAAAGATACCCGGTGCTGTCAATTTTGATACGGTTAATAGTAGTTCGTCTACAACAGGTATTATGATTGGTAATATTAGCGACTTGGCAATCACCACAGGTGGAGCCGACAGCAATCCATCTAGCACAAAATATTGTGCAGATACAATAATTAGAGATAGTAATAATTTTGATTTATTCAGGTCTTATTACGGATATAGTGCATCGGGAAATGGCAGTTACTCTTTAAGAGTTAGAAACCAAAGCACAGGAACAACGAAAGAGGGGACTTTCATCTTTACTTGTAAACGTGATGGAACTGCTTATTTAACACTTCCTACAACAATGCCAGCAGGTGATAATTCAACTAAAGCCGCAACAACGGCTTATGCTGACAGAGCGGCTAATATTCCTAATTGGACAACAAGAACAGATTTATCTTCCAGTTACTCTGGTACTTTTTTACAGGCTACCTCTAATGGGTATTTATATATAAATACAGATGGGGATAACTATTGGGAATATCAATGGGGAGTTGTATTTAAAAAAACACAAAACGGAACAGAATATATATATGTAGCAAAATCTACAGTACCAAATTCAGGCAGAGATGGTGTTGTTTTATGTTTACCAATTCCAAAAGATTATTATTATAAAGTATCTCGTGTAGCCTATGAAAACAACGCATGGGTAGCCAAAAGTGGAAATATAGGAATACAACAAATATATTTTGTTTCATCAATAGGGGGTTAATATGATATATTTTGACGAAAATAAAAATGCGTATGCTTCTGAAATTGAAAACCCAATTTGTGTAATATCAGATGAACTGTGGAAAGAAGTTTGTTCTGATAGGAGTGCTTGGGAAATCGAAAATAATACGTTTATAGATTTAAGAGATACGGAAGAATATAAACAACTTAAATTACAAGAAGCACAAGGGCAAAAATATAACGAAGCAAAAACAAAAGCCTATGCTTTTCTCGAAAGTGGAGAAGCACTTTACGAATTTGAAGAAGGCAAGCACGTTGAAGCAACTGATGGGAATATTGCAAAATTCACCGCTTATGCTTTAAATTTTGCTTCAGGCTCAACTGACCCTGTTGCTTGGTGTACTAAAGAAGATGAAACTGTTTTCCTTAATCAAGAACAAGTAATAGACATTCTGCAAGGCTTAGGAATGGTTCAAGCACAAGTTTGGACAGTTAAATTTACTGATTATGTTTCAGATATTGAATCGGCTACAACAGTTGAAGAAGTCAACGCAATTATTATTGATTATCACGAATTAATATAGGATTAATACAATGGATGCAATTACAATAATTAGAGGGGATGACACCGATTTTAACGGTGCAAATTTTCTTACAATTAATATATCTACTGAAATACTTGATTTAACAACCTTTAAGGCTGAATTTATACTCGGAAACGTTATAAAAACCTTTACCGATTTGTCAAGCGGCAGTATTAACGTAAACCTTACTGCGGCAGAAACGCAAAATCTGCCGCCAACAATTAACGGCATTTTAAGGCTTATTGACGAAGCCAAAAGGATTGCGACCATTGAAAGCCTGATACCTTTTAAAGTTGTATCTATTGTTGACGGAAACGCTATTGCTACGCAACCTTATACGTTGAATTTTGACGTTACGCAAGGCGGCGAAACCATTTTAACCGTAAACGTAGAAAGTGCGGTTACGGTTGAAGTAGGAACAACAACAACACTTCCGGCAGGTTCAGATGCAACGGTTACAAATAGCGGAACGCTTAATCATTTAGTGCTTGATTTTGGCATTCCACAAGGTATTCAAGGCGAGCAAGGTATTCAGGGCGAGCAAGGTATTCAGGGCATACAAGGTGAACAGGGAATACAAGGCGAGCAAGGCATACAAGGTGAAGCCGCAACAATAACAGGAGCAACGGCAAGTGTATCTAATACAGTTGGTGTTCCCTCTGTAACAGTAACAGCAGGTGGAACAGCCAATGCAAGAAGTTTTGATTTTGCCTTTTCTAATCTAAAAGGTGATAAGGGCGATACAGGTGCAGGTATGGTTGCAGAAGTTGTTGCGGAATTACCCGTAACAGGTGAAACAGGCAGATTGTATCTCGTACCCAAGACCACGCCTGCGCAAGAGGATATTTATGACGAATATATTTGGGCGTTGGTTTCTGAAAATCCCGATACTTACGACTGGGAACATATTGGAAGTACTGACATTGACTTATCAGGTTATGTTCAAAGCGTTAACAATGTTACGCCCGATAACAATGGAAACGTAAACATTACTGTTCCAACTAAATTGTCAGACTTGACAGATGACACTGCAACAACTCCGATTGACAAGTCAAAAAGTGTAGTTGACCAAAACATGGGGAGTGATAAGTTTTGGAGTGGAACACGGGCACAATATGATACCATTGTGAATAAAGACGCAGATACTTTTTATTATATAACAGACGATGCCCCACAAAGTCAATATGTTTCTTTGGCAGGTATTTGTATGCCGTCAAACACATACGAAACCTTAACCTTTACGGCAAGCGGTTCGTCATACACTGCACCTGCTGACGGTTGGTTTGTTTGTACTTGCACAAGTAGTAGTTCAAGTTCATATTTAACTTGCGAAAACATAAACGAACCGTATCAAGTAATCGCAGGTTCCCCAAGTGGTTATGTAATGGGCTTACTTGTGCCTGTAAGAAAAGGTGTTCAAAGAACTTTTAGTTACGGGAATGCAACCGCCGAAGCGTTAAAATTCTTCTACGCAGTAGGCTCTGAAAGTGAGGCTCAATGATGTTCATAGCAAAAAATAACGATTTAATTGTATTAACAAAAGAAACAAGAGAAGAACTTGAAAATGCTCTTAAATGTATGGTTTACACCTCTATTGAAGAAACCGAAGTAGAATATCAACTCTACAAAGGGCAATATCTTAGCCCTGAAGACTTAGAAAAACAACAAAAAGTTGATAGAGCAAACGAGATAAAAATAGAACTAGACAAAATTGATGCGAAGTCAATAAGAGCAATAAGAGCGAATGATACTGAATATATCGCTCAATATGAACAACAAGCACAAAAATTAAGAAATGAATTGAGAGGTCTATAATGTCAATATACAAAGGTACAACGCTTATTTCAGGTAAACTTGCAAGACAAACCGTAACAGATACATCTTCAACAAGCATAACCCTTGCGAATGCAAATGCGAATACGGATTACCATTACGGCACATTGACAAGTCTAACCGTAGCTGCAAACGACACTTCCGACCTAGAAACAACAATTTACTTCACGGCAGGAAACACAATAGCGGTATCGTTACCTGCAACGCTTGAATATATCGGCTCTGCGCCGTCTTTTGAACCTAATACTTCTTATGCAATAAGTATCGCTAATAATATTCTTGTGTCAGGAGTAGTTGTATAATGAGCCTTTTCAGAAATTTGCTTATCAATAAAAAGCGCAAACCGTACTATTGTGAAGTAGAGTATCTTGAAAGCACAGGAACACAGTATATAGACACAGGTATTGTAGCAAAGTCTGGTATAAAATCTGTTCTTAATTTTGAATATACAAGTATTACTGGTACTGCATCAATGTTAGATGCACGTTCTGACAATAACAGATTTTATTTATGCCACGTAGGGAAACCGTCTAATACATTTTATTTTTATTTTGGTTATGGCTCTGCAACGCAATCTTCAACTGTTCCTACTGTGAATACGAGATATTTAGTCGAAACCGATTTATCCATTGGCTCTCAAAGTATGAAAGTTAATGGAATATCAATAGCAACTGGTTCAAGTTCAACAAGTTATAACTTAGGTGTAAACTTGTACTTATTCGGTATGAATTATAATACACCACAGTATTTGGCATTCGCAAAGTTATATTGTTGTAAGATTACAGATGGCTCAACACTTGTTCGTGATTTTATTCCTGTACTAGACTGGAACTATGTACCTTGTATGTATGACAAAGTAAGCGGTCAACTATTCTACAACGCAGGTACAGGCTCATTCACCTACGGCAGAGAAATACATTATGTTGATTATATTGAAAGTACAGGCACACAATTTATTGACACAGGTATAAAACTCACAAACGACCACTCGGTAGAGTTAGATTATCAATTAACGCAGGCAAGTCAATCAAGGGCAGGTTTATACGGTAATCTTGCAACTGCCCGTTATGGTACTTTGCTTTCACCGTCTAATCAATACCTAGAATTTGGCTATGGTACTTCAAATTTATGGTATCAAATGGGCTTGCCTGATACTAATAGGCACGTTATTAAGCAAGCAAAAAACAATATATATATGGATGGCTCTTTGTTGACATCCTTTACGTATTCAACATTCAGTATTGCGAATACTGCGCCTTTAGGCAGTTTTGGATACACAAATTACACACCTGCTAAAGCAAAATATTATGGCTCGAAATGGTGGTATAATGACGATTTAATTCGTGATTATAAACCTGCTATTGATGAAAACGGTGTTGCTTTTTGGTTCGATAGGGTAAGCCATTCAATATATGATAATGCAGGTACAGATGTATTCAAATATCCTGCAAAAGAAACGGAATATATTGCCAACGCAGGAACTCCCGCATATATTGATTTAGGCGCAAAATATAAGTCAACTATGAGCATACGGGGTAAATTTACTCGTGATGATCAGGGTGCAAGCGGTTCAGTTTTGCTAGTAACCAACACAACAACTGCCCCGTTGATTTACTTCCCTGCGCTCAACGCAAATTCAAAACAAGACCGTTATGTATGGCGCAGGTCAGGTTATTCCGAACAATCTTATTACTTGAGTTTTGCTAACTATCCTTTTACGCAAGAAGTTGTCTTGGATGCCGTCAACGATACTTTAACCGTCAACGGTACTTTGGTTAAGTCAGGGATGATTGCAGGTATGGGCGGTTATACAAGCCCTTATTCGTCAAGCAGTAATATGTATATGTTTTCTATCACAGGCAGTTATGCAGGAAACGGAAAAATCTATTACTTAAAAATTGATGACGGCTCAACTCCTGTCTTTGACCTGATACCCGCTTATAAAGACAGTAAGGCAGGTGTTTACAATAAGATTGACGGAACATTTTATGCAAACGCATCAACCAATGCCAATGCGGCACTAACGGCGGGTAAAATTGTAGAAAGTGAGTGGTTCTAATGGATATACTTTCATTCTTGCTTAGCCACGTCATAATTCATCCGATTGGTTTTTATATTTATTGGACTTTTACAATATGAGAGTAGCATTTCACCACGAAGAAAATAAGCGAAAACCAATTTTTGCAGGCTTCAAAAGCCCTCTTAAAACTTTATGGAAAAAAGGGCAATTATGGAATGTTAAAAGAGGTCTGTACGGTGATATTCTGACCCTTGAAAATTGCAGTCTTGAACATCTTTTGCCAATTTCTAAAGGCGGTAAAACAGAATTGAGTAATCTTGCCCTTGCAAGCAAAGAGAAAAATGGATTAAGGGGCAATCTGCCGTTGAAAGACTTCCTTACCCGAAAACAAGCAGTCGATTATGTTGTGCAATTTGCGCCGCATAGGGACTTTAGACAGTATATTAATGATTTATTAAGAACTTTTGAGAAATTGGGGGTGCTTAGATGAACTACAATTCTTTTGACGCAAAACCGATAATAAGTGTAAATCCTAATAATGCAAAGAAGCCCTTTGTGTTACTCAATAATATTGCTTATTTATCTGCCAACTATGGCGGAAATGACATATACAGAATAGAAATTCACAAAGGTTATAATTGGAATGGCGCAAACATTCCTAGATTTCTTTGGCGGTTGGTCGGTTCTCAGTATAACCCCGAGTTTTTACCTGCGAGCATGATACATGATTGGCTTTGCGAGAACAAAGATTTCATTATGAAAGACGGAGTAAAGATAAGTTCTGAAATATTCAGGGATATACTTATACTTTACGGTGTTTCAGAGTTTAAGGCAAAAGTTATGGCAACGGCGGTGCGAATATTCCAAATGACGCAGAAAGGGTGGAAATGATGAAAGTATGTAAAAATTGCTTTGGCTATGAGCCGTGTTGGTGCGGCAAGCCTTGTTATATAGAAATTTGGGATTGGATTTATACATTTATTAAGAGGTGCAAGGGATGAATTTTACGCCGGAATTTTATATGTCTATCGTTATAAATCTTGTAGCAATAGGCATTTTTATTGGAGTGTATAAAACGACTATACACTTTATGCAGCAACAAATAGTTGATTTAAAAGAAGAAATGAAACGTTATAACAACGTTTTAGAACGCTTGATTAAGTGCGAACAAAGCGAAAAGGCTATATGGCACAGATTGGACAAGCAAGATGATTTATAAGTGCAAATATTTCAAAATAAAAGAGTTAGTTAGTCCACTTGTATATCGTAAGTTTGGCGATTTTGCGTGGAAATTCTTTGATGAGGATGTACTTTCAGACCTTGATACAATAAGAGAATATCACGCTGCACGCATCGTTATTAACGATTGGGCTTGGGGCGGAAGTCTGAAACAATGTGGCTTGCGATGCAACAAAGACGATTTAGTTGCAAGCAAAAAAGATGTTTATTGTTCTGCTCATATCATGGGTAAAGGCTTCGATTTGCATTCCGACAACATCCCAAAACTATATAATGACGTTGAATTTTTGATTAAAAATAAACGCCTTAAAAAAATAAGGCGGATTGAAAGTCAACAAACAACAAAAAATGCGTGGTGTCATGTTGACACGTTCCAAGCAAATACAATACCTGAAATCTTTTTTGCATAAATTACTTCCATATACTTTTCTTTTTTCATAGACAAACTCTTACGACCCTCTGCTTCGGCAGGGGGTTTTTTTATGCAAAATTGTATTGCCTTTTCAACTTATTTGCAAAAACCAAAACATCTTCATCAAGCAAGTCATCATCCGTTAATTTGCAAAGAAATTCTCGGGCATCTTTCCAACTTATAATGTTCGGTGGTATAAATATACCTTTTTTTGATTTCACCGCTCTTAACGGCGATTGTACGGGCGGATTTTGTTTTTCAACAATTTCCATTTTGGAAACAGTTGACGAGGATTGCTCGGTAACTGCCGGAGCGGCTTCTTTTTTAAATTGACCGCACATATAAGTCATATAACCTGCTTTATTCCTAACATGAGGTGTTGCTTCCGTATATTCAACGGCTCTTTTAACAATAAAAACTCCGTATTTTTTAACTATTGCTTTGGGTGCAACAATGCCCCAACTTTCCATTTTTCGCAACAATAAGCCATAATCCTTTTTGGGAATTGTATCATACGTTGTACATATCATGTTTACATGATTTGCTTTATTCTCATTAAGAGCATGATTTGTTACATGACTTGTTACATTTTGTGTAACGGTTAAATCCTTTAATGCTGCGCCGATTTGTTCCATAGTTCTACTCCCCTTAAAAATTTGCATAGTACACTTGACCTTATCGGCGAACTGTGCTATCTTATAAGTGAAATTAAATCATTGATAGTCGTTGGTTCGCCAAAGGCTATTTTTTTATGTTCAGTTTTTGAGCGGCATGCCTTTTTTTGCTCGTTGACATCATGATATGGTGCATGATATAAAGTTGTCAATAGGGTTTAAAAAGTTAATTTCAACGGTTGTAAAGGTTTATAAGGGAGTTTATAAAGTATGGAAAAGGAATTAAAAATTGCCGAATTAGCAAAGATTTGGGGTGTATCTGTTCCGACAACTTGGAACAGAATCCGCAAGGATAATTTAACAACGTTTATAAAGAAAAACGAAAACAACAAAGATGTAAACTATGTGCGGATTTCAGACGAAAAAATAAAAGAGTATGTTATAAACGTTAATAACATTGATAAAAATGTTCATTATGAAGAATTGTTAAACGTTGACAACGTTAATAATGATGTTATTGATGCCGAATATGTCAGACAGGATGCACAAAAAGGGCAGATTATAATAACCGACCTTTTTAATGGTTTAAAAGAGGTTTACAATGATTGTAATGAACGGTTAGAAAAGGTTAATAACGAGTTAATAACTTACAAGAGCAAAGCATTACTTCTTGAGGACAAGGCAAGCCGTGAGGGCTTATATATCAATGAAATAAACACTTTAAAAACCGATATAAACAACGTAAAAAAGGATAATAACAAGTTATTATTATGGTTAATAACCGTTATTATCCTTAGTATTCTCTGTATTGCTGCTTTAGGTATTCTGCTTACGGTTTATATTAATAAACCGCCAAAGATCATAGAAACAGAAAAAGTCGTAACAGTCGAAAAGCCTGTATATGTAAAAGGTAGGAAGTAACCCCCAACGCAAAAAGGGGAAGCGGTCTTTTTGCGATTTTTGAGTAGAAAAAAACTTGCTGCTTCCCGTAACATTATGGGGTTAGTGTTCTCGATCCAGCCACCCTATTAAATTAATGTTGCAATTTTCTAAAGTGTCCGGCACTTCTCTTTGATGAACTTTGCAAAAATCTTTAGCGGCGCAATCAAAACAATCACAAGGGCGCAAGAACTCTGCCATATCATCTGTATTAAGTGATTTAATCCATTCAATATTCTTCATTGTTGCTCCTTTACATACATTTCAAAAAGATTACATACATTTGAAAGCCTAACATCTGTTGCTTCGCTACTGCTAAAACCTAACAATTCGCATTTGTAATATCTACCACCGCCTGTACATTCGGGGTTATTTGCGAACAAATATCTACAATTTTTACATCTAATATCTGAACATTTATCTGCTTTTCGGTAGTTATTACTATATTTCCACTTCTGATATTTTGAACGAAAAACAATTTTTATAGGTTCATTATCTACATCAAAAAATGTTAGTTGTTCTTTCATTCTCTATCCTTTCAAAATGTCTGCTAGTTATAAATCTTCTTTTTTATTTGCATCAAGGTTTTATTCATTTCTATTCTTAGACGGTCAAACCTTGCTCTGTTTTCGCTTTGATAAACATAACCGTCTTTTTGCTCTTGCTGTATTGCTTTTAATGTTTTGGGAAGCATATCGCAAATAAATGAAATGTAACCAATTTCGCTATCTTTTAATTTTTCCATTCAAAATATCCTTTATACTGTTTCTTTCTTCTTCTGTGAGGGATTGCCAAAGAGTGTTAATAAGTCCTGCAAGAGCTTCTTCAAAAATAAGGTCAGAATTTTCTGAACATATCAACTTATTGGGGTCTTGGTGTTCCCACCCAATAAAAAATCTGTGTTGTTTTAATAATATTCCTTGTCTGAAACTTAATGTTTTAAGAATGTTTAACTGTTTTTCTGCCGTGAATGGGGGCAATTCATTTTTACATTCTTTTTTAGCAATTTCTATTGCTGTCTTTCTATCCCAATCATTATTTTTCATCATTGATTTAAGCATATCGTTGTAAGATTTATGCCAATGCTCAATTTCTATATTGCTATCAACAGAGTATCTCTCAACCCATAAATTTTTAAGTCCTGCATTCTCATATAACTTTTCTACTTCGCTCATTGGTTATTCTCCTGTAATACCCGTTCAAGGGCAGTAATTGCACCTTTATAATACTTTTGTGCGGCAATTTTGCTTTCGCAGAGAATAGAACCCTTAGTTACTCCGTCAAGTTCTTCATAAAACCAACGTATTTCTTGTTTTATTTCCGATTCCGTTCTCATTATTCGCACTCCTCTATGTCTAACATAAAAAATTCAGCAAACTTTTCATTGCCATATTGCCATTTTGTTAGTTCAATGGCTTTTCTAATTGTGCATTTTTTCATCTAACATGTAATATTCGCCTTCTAATATATCAAATTCCATTTGTAATTCTTTTTTATTCATTTCTTTTATCCTTTTTAAGTCTAAAGTTTAATTTATAATTTTCTTCTTTATCTGCAATAAAACACATTCCAAATAAAAAACCTAACATAAAAACCGAAAATATTATAAATAAAACCATTAAAAAGTGTGTTTCAATACTAATCATTTACATTTTCCTCTTTTATTTCTTCAAAATAATCTAATTCATAATAACCACAATTATTTAATGTGAATTGTTTCGTTTTTAAATTTATTATTTTTGGTTTAGCAATAATTTTACCGTTGAAAGACGAAACATCACTAATTATACATTTTCTATTTTTATAATTTGATCCTGTGCAAGAATTGTAATTTTCATATATATTTTTAACAATTAAATAAATTTTATCTTTACAATACTCTTTTATCTGTTGGCAAATATTAACATCTTCTTTCATTAGCTGTTCATATTTATTTTCTAAATTATTAATATATTTATCTTTCATTTACAACACCTCATAAAAATAATTTTCCGCTTCTTTTTTATCGTTTGTGAAACTTGCTAAATATTTAATATAATCTTTTGTTTCAAGTGTTATATAATAATTTTTAACAACTTCATTTAATTCTTTTATTGTTGCTTCTTCTTCAATAAGTTTAATTAAACCGTCTTTTAAATTTCCTTTTTTTAATAATATTGCCATTTGTTTTTATCCTTTCTTTTTAGTATTTATCGCCTTCAATAAAATCAATGTCTTTTAAAATATCATCATCGGGGCTTAATTCCACAATCCTAATTTTTAACTCCGCAATTCGTTCTTTCATTTTGTTTTTTATTTCCAAATCCCGTTTACGGTTAGTCCATAATTGCCCTTGCTGTTGCCTAAATTTATTTTGTACTGCTTGATATTTTATTTTATAATTTTCATTTTTCTCATTATCAATTTGAACATTTTTTAATATTTGCTTTTTCTCTTTCTCAAAAGACTTTTTCATTTTTTCAATTTTTTCATTTAAAAATTTAATTTCTGCTTTTTGTTTTTCAACTTCAATTTTTAAATTATCGTTTTTCGTTTCTAATTGAGAAATATATTCTTGTTCTTTCATTCTTCACCTGCTTTCAGTTCAATAATTTCTTCTTTGTAATTCCCGTCTTTATCCCAAAACCCGATATCACACTTTACTTCATTACCCCATACATCCCAACCTGGAGAAGTGTTGCGTGCAAAAAGTTCTATTCGGGGTAAATCGCCAATAAGTTCTACTATTTTTTTTCTTACAATGTCAGGTTTTTTAGAATGTTTACTTATTGGTTCGAGAATAATTTGCGAAACATTATTTTTTATTCTTTTTGGTTTGCCTTTGACTGCTATTAAACATGGTTCTGTGTTTCCTCTTGTCCATCTACCTAAACCAAAAAACAAATTACGTTCTTGCAGAAAAAGAACATTCTCTACATTTTTGTTTAATTTAATCCATTGAAAACCAATAGTTTTATATTTGAAACCCCAAGCATTGATAACTTGTATCGCTTCTTGCAACATTGGATAAGTAGTCCACAAAAATAATACGCAATTATCGGCTGCAATATCCTTAATTGGTAAATTACAAATTTCTTCTATTTTCATTGTATTTTCGCAAGCGCCGTTGCATTTTCGGTCATTATATCGCCAAGGCGGGTCAGCGTAAATTATATTATATTTCTTCATTTTCTACCTTTCTGTGTCTGTACAAGAGTAAATCTCTTTCAACTTTCCATTTGTTGTAAAATCTTGCATCCGACATCGCACTATGTAAATCTTTGTGCATCTCCACAGTTAGTAAAATCAACTTTTGCATCCCTTTATAGCGTTCGGGATAACGGTAGTATTCTTGCTTTTTTATGTAGTGATGGAGTTGAAAATTACCGTGATAATAGTCTTTTGTACTGTATATTGGTAATGGGATAAAATGTTCACTATAAACTCCAAACTCCGTAATCTGCGCATTAAGTGAGGGATATTTCATTCTGTTACAACCTCGTCAATGGATAAAATGCCGTGTTCTTGAATCAATTGAAGGGCTTGAAATCTACTTTTGCCGTTGGTCTTATTTATTGCACTTGTTAAACGACTTTTAACTGTTCCTTCGGATAAATTCAATCTTTTTGCTATCTCTTTAATTGGCAGAAGTGCCAATTTTAAAACTTCTAATTCTTTGGTGGAAAACTCGTAAAGCATTCAGCCCCCCTTAATCAATCCAATAGTAAAAGTGAGTTTTTTTGGTCGCAGGGTCTTTGGCTCGCTTGTAATAAAGTACAATATTGAGTTTTCTAAGCCGCTTTTTTATTGCTTCCATGACGGAATAACTATCATTGCAATTTGTTTCTTGTTGAATCTCTTTATGTGTAATGTTTTTGTGAAATAGCAAGTGCTTAAAAGCCGTGTTTACATAAGTTTCGTCTACCATATTAAATTTCTCCCAAATTTTTAATGTGTAATTTTCTTCCCGTAACTTCTTCTAATTTTTTTCGAATTTTATACCATTCAATCGGTGGCGGTTCTTTTTGTACCTCTTCTTTTTGAAACAACTGTACCGCTTTAAATTGTAAACTTGCTTTATAAAGCCATTGACAGGCGGGTATAGTGTTTATTGTTTTAGTGTCAAACTCTCGGCAGAAATACCACCAAAAATCGTCGTATTTAATATCATCATCCAAAACATCCGCACAAGTTTTAATCCAATTTGCGGCTGTTTCTTCATCTAAAAAACGCCCATAAAGATTAAGAATGCGGGCAAGAAATTCTTTTTTATCCATTTCCAATTACCTCTGTTACTAACTGTGCTGCTGATTTTTTAGTAGGATTATTTATCGGTGTTACTCGATTCTTTTGCCTGTAATGCCAATAGGCTTTCAGTTCCGCAATGTGCATATCAGGATTGTTAGGGTCAAATACCGGGGCTTTGTTTCTGACAATGTTCAACGATAAATCGTTTATCAAGTCAATTGCTGCTTGTTTATCCATTGTCAAAGTATCAACCTCATTACGTTGCATTTGTGTCAGGTAAACATTGTCGTATTCACCAAAAGTTAAAAATTCAGGCTTTATAGATTTAATTTGTTTTTCTTCTTTACCTATACCATTACCATTACCTTTACCCTTACCATTACCTGGAGTCCTAACAAGGACTTCCAAAGGGGGTTGAGAGGGGCTAAGAAGGTCTATATTATATCTTTTTAACTCTTTTATAATGCTTTTATGAGCATTGTTATTTTCGTTTAATTCAGCAAGAGAATCTATTTTTTGTTGGAATAAAACAAATTTTGGAATAAAAATAACTTCATCCGTAACAAATTTGATTCTGTCTTGAAATGCTTCCATATCTTCAACAAAGACATCTTCGCCGATATAAAAAGATATAACTTCAAGGTCATAAGGTAAAAATCCGGCATTGCTGCATTCAGAAATCATGTATTCCCATATACATTTTTGTTTGCAAGTAAGTTTTCTATACCATTTATCGTGGAATTTTTCAGAATCCGTAAATCTGTTACTCATAATCAAAAATCCTTTCAGGTGGTGCACCGTTTGTTTTATAACAGGTAATGACAAATTTCTTCATTTTACGCTCTCCTAAGTATTTCTCAAGAGAAGCGCAAATAAAGTTGTTTTGACATTGGCTGCAATCGAGTTTTGCATCGAAACAGTCTTTGGCATAATTAGTCCACCTAGTCCTTGTAATTTTGGCGTTTTGTGCTTTTCTTACTGCTTTATTATGCTGTCTGCGAATCCAAAACTCTTTAAATTCTTCTAACTTGTCGTCATCTATAACCCACATGGGGCGGTATTTACCTTTATGGTAGATTTTTTCTTTTGAAAAAAAGTCCAAGGCTCTTGGATGGTAATTAACAAAGGATTTAAGCAAATTTAACTTATATCCTGTTTTCTCTGCAAGTTCTTCTAGTTTCATTTACACCTCTATAATTTTGAATTTTGACAATCAAAACAAAGGGCTTTGCCGTGGTTGTCCATTGAGTATTTATATACTTTTTCATTTATGCTTTTGCCGCATTCAGAGCAAGTATAATCTTTGACTTCTTCGGCTTGTTTTTTTGCTTTTTCAACTATTGGCTCTGTTGTCGGCACTTCTTCCGGCGGCAAGTCGTCAAAGTCTTGTGTGAATATTTCGGAAAGACTTGCTACGGTCAATACTGCATCAATTTGTGCTCTCTTTTTAGCCATTTTAAGTATTGTATTAGCCTTTGAGTTTGCATCTGCTTCAACTTCATACTTGTAATAAGTTCCGTATTTACTTTCAAACTTTTTTGATTTCAAAAGTTCTTTATCTGTTCCTGGTGGTAAATCTTTCTCAAGAACAAATTCAAAAGCCCATTTTTTCTCTTTTGAGTTTGCGTTTCCCAATCCCTCTGTGATTTTTAAGCCGTTTTTCTCAAGTGTGCATTTTACGGTATAACTGAAAAAGCCTTTATCTTTGAAATCCTCTGTATGTTCTATGAGTTCATAACTTGAGGATAAACCTAACGCAGTAAGTATTTTTTCTGCCCCGGGTTTTAATAATGTAGGTTTATCACCGCATCCGGGGATTTTCCCAAAATCGTGGTTTTCAACTAATAAGCCTTTTAATGTTGCTTGTAATGAGCGGACTTTTGAGAGCGTTGCAGCAACTGCTTTAACATCAATTTCATTGATTAGTGTAAGTTCATTTGACATCTTTTAATCCTTTCTTAAATTAACCTTGAACGGTCTTGAAGTAACTTTTTGTTTGTATTGTTCAATTATTTCAGGATGCTCTTGTTTGAGCATCGTTGTATTAAGGCGGCTTGAAGTTTGCTCTTTCCAAGTAACTTTATATTTTGAAGTTAAAAGCCCTTGTCTATCGCCTATATACTCTTGTAATTGAGCCGTTATTTCGTCTTTTTCTTTTGACATTTCGTCTATGTGCATCTGCAATTCTTGCCTATATGCGATTAAGTCGTTAAGTTCTTCGTTTTCAATCATTTCTTCCGTATTGGTGGTCGGAAAAACTTCTACTAATACTTCTACATCTTGAGAAGTAACCGCCGGTGGTGTATCGTTTTGCACCATAGACCAAAACTTAACGGCTTTTTCTACCATTTTGTCAAATAGGGTAGGGTCAAAAGTTATTTGCTTATAATCGAACTTTTGCCCCCCTATAAGACAGGCTATCCACGCACTTTTGCGACCTGTGATACCCATATACCATTGAACCTGATATACATATTCTATCGGTATATCGTTTTC